CATATAAATCCTTATACTATAATTTTGTATCTTTTAAAAGATGGGGAATTGCTCCCCCATCTAATTTTTTTATTAATCTAAAACGTAAGTGATTACACCATCTACATCGTCATCATCTGCTAAAGCAGCAATGCTCTTTATAGTAATGATAACTCCATCATTACTAGAGAAAGTATGATTACCGCCAAGCAATTTAGTTGCAGCAGTATTACCTTCCATGTCTTGGTAACCAACAGTATCAACGTCTAGTCCGTCAACCATACCATCAACATCAAGAACAACTGCTGTTCCATTTGCATCATTGTATGCTTCCCAACCGATATCTATTGTTGCTGAACTAGCAACAATATTACAATAAAATCTAGATAAACCACCTATGATTTTAACGTTTCCTGCTGGAATTTTTCCCAGCCTGATCATTGATCCTGCATCTCCTACGCCTGACTGGTTAAAAGTGAAAGCTAAAGTTCTTAATTTACCTTTATCACCAGTTGTACCAGCCTTTACAAGAGGAGTAGCTATTGTAGCAGCGTACTCAGTACTATTTTGTGTTGTTACAGCCATATTATTTATCTCCTATATGTCTAATTATTATTATGCTTCAGTACAAGTTATTGGAACAACTTTCGCAGATTCCATTCTAGTAGCACCAATGCTTTGACAGTAGTACACCTGAGTGGCATAAGATTTATCAGCTCTTTCGTCTATTCTTGCTGAAATATCTTTTCCAATTCCTAAAGTGATTCCGTCTTCCGCATAAACAATGCAAGTTCTGTCATTACCAGATTTTGCAAGTCTATTAGATACAGTAAATTTGAAACCTAAAAAAGAATCAATTTCACCATGTACTAACGCTTTAATTGTATTGTAGTCAGAACTTGTAACTTGTTCTACATTAAGTAGATTTGATAGTTGTTCTGGACCAACAATTATGTGTCTAGGAATAGAAGGATCAACATCTGCAGCATCAAGTAATTTTTTTGCTGTAGTTAGTTTAACTAAGTTTAATCCTGTTCCTGTACCAACACTAGCAGCGATTGCTGTTTGTACGGTTTCAGTTCCTGAACCAGTTTCACCTGTGTAGGCAGTACCAGTTGCAGCAGTTATAATTACATCGTCCATAGCTCTTCCCATTGCCATAGCAGCGGCTTGAGCATAAGATGATGTCGGGTCAATTAAAAGACGTACTTTGTCTTGTTGATCTATTAGATCAGCAAATTCATAATCCGCAAGAGATACTCTTCTTCTTGAGTGAGGTGTATCTATTTGAGGCGTGTCTGAATGTCTGCTAGTTTTTAACTGAGCAGTTACTGAGCCAACTTGATCGAAATAGGCGTTTTTTCCTACTACGCTTTCAACTCTGACATTGTCTCTTAATAATGATCCCATTTGTTGAGATAACATTTGTATGTTAGCAGAATACTGCTGTACAAATGCTGTAGTGATTTGTGATGACATATTTTGTCCTCCATTATCATTGTTAACTTATATAATCAGAAAAGTTATCCATCAGAATTGATAGGCGTCTCTTGCATTTAAGGTCTGTTAGACCACAGTCTATTCCTGGTTGTCAGCAAGGTTCTTGCGAATTGTCTTACTAATAATCCCTTACATTAATTTTTAAAAAAATACAAGGGATTAAAATAATTTATTATTTAGAGTGTAGCATCTCTCTTAGAGTATATACTTGTTGTACTACCTTATCGTGATCTGGATGTTTCCTGTTCCAATAAGGACCTTGTCTATCTCCAGATAAAGAAGCTATTTCAGATTCTATATCTTTAGAAGTATTAACATTCTCACTTTCAGTTGAAAGAATTTTATCTTCCGTTAATAAAGATGCAATTTTAGCAAAGCCTTTTATAATTTCAGGATGATCGCCAAGTCTTGTACCATTTTGTAATTGCATATCTAATACTTCTGGATTGATATTTGCTTTTGCTAAAGCACCAGCTTGTTTAACTTTACCTTCAAAGTCTCTACCCCATTCTTGTCGTAACTGTTGTTCAGTTTGAACTTGAGCAGTTTCAGTATCAATCTTTGATTGTTGAGCTGTACCTTCCATATTATTTTTATAAAATTCTAATATACCTTCAGCTTGTTTATTGTTTAAACCTAACTTATGAGATTGCTCTGCAAAAGATTTGATTGCACCTTTATCCATTGAAACTGTGTCTGATGTTACTTCAAGGTTATATTGGTCAGAAGATTCTGGTCTACCTAATTTAGAATAAACTTCATTCCATTGATCTTCTGTGGAATTATTATTTGGTATAACTAATTTATCTTGACCAATCATTTTAGTTGCATTGATATAAGACTTTGCTAAAGCGTCTATCTCTGTAAACTTATCTATGTTTGGATCTTTTCTAAATTCCTCACTAATAGTGTCTTTCCAAGATGATTGTGGTGCGGGAGTATCTCCCCCTCTAACTGTTGCTGGTTTTGCTGTTGGTTGTGTTGTTGGTTTTTCTGTCTCTGTAGTTGTTGGTGTCGTTTCTACAGGCACAGTTTCCTGTGTTATCTGTTCGCTTGACATATTTATCTATCCTTTTCATTCTCATTTAGTAGCATAGCTTTTATAAATAGAAGGATGCTACGTTGACCTTCCATATATGCACTCTCATGACTATCTCCTTTAATATTAGTAGTAGTATGATGATGACATCTTTTTTCTAAATCAGACATAACTTGTTTACCTTCATCTGTTTTAAATAAATATTGATAATTTTTTTTTATACCACTCATGTATTTTGTTAAATTTTCTTGATTATTTTTTGCTTCACCCATAATTATCCTTCCCCATTTACAAGAGCTTTAGCTTCTTCTGGTAGAGCTTTAGCAAGTGGTGCTACTGCTCCTGCCATCTGAGCTGCTTGTTGAGCTTGTTGCATTTGTGCTTGTTGTTGTTGTTGTGCTTGTGTTTGTTCACGTTCTGCGTTTACTTGTGATTGTGGTTTTAATAATTTTTGTGGCATACCCACAATATCTGCAACGTGTTTAACTAAATTATCAAAATTAACATAATCAAATACAGGAGCAACATTAGCTAAACTGCCAAGTATTTCTATAGCTCTCATAATAGATTGTAGTTCTGAAGATTTTTGTGCTTTTGCTAAAGGTGAAACATATTCAATTTCTATATCTTGACCACTTAAAAAATCTGGTGCAGGAGGTAATTCATTGTTTCTTAATAAAATATTAAATACTCTATCAATTAAAGGTTTTAATAATTCTGATTGTAATCTTCCAAGTACAGGTCCTAGTAATCTCATCTTCTCTTCATTTCTTTGGATGACTTCTGTTGCAGTCATTTGAGGACCATCTTGCATCATTAATTGATTAACATAAAACACAGCTCTAATAGCATCACGTCTTTGCTCTTCCATGTTTAAACCTAATGGATTATTTGCACCAATGTTTAAAGGTTCAATTCTATCTCTTGTACCTGATCTATAAAAATTTAATCCGCCTGGTACAGTTCTAACTGGTAATAAAAAACCATCATCAGGAACTAATAAAGGTGGATCGACTTGTTTTTGTGCAGCTTTAATTGTTACCTTAGACATTTCATTTAGCATCTTAACGTCAGGCAAAGCTGTCATTGCTGGACTTCTTCCATAAATTTCTTGTGAAGCCTTTAAATATCTTGGTACTACAAATGGAAATTCTTTAAAACCAGAAACTGATAATTCATTTCCAGTTTTTTGTTCTATGTAAACAGATTCAAATGGCATATTAGATTTATCTTTTTTCTTAGGATCAAAATCATTTCTTGGGTAAACTGCGTGTATAAGTGGTATCTCAGCATAAGGATCTTTTTTAGCAAATGTTTCTACGTCTGATGAAACTTTATTGCCAAATTTTTGTATCAATGCTCTAGCTGATAAATTAAATTTTCTATAGATAGTATCTATTCTTCCTTTATCATTTTCAGCAATATAAACTTCATTAATATGTCTTGTAGAAAATTTTATTATATCTTTTTCATCTTCTTCGATAAACATAGCTGCTGTACCAAAGGTAATAAGGTCGTGATATAATTCAAAAATTTCTTGTTGAAAGTTTGATCTATTAAAAGCTGTGTACATAATTTCTGTTGCAGCTTCCAACCAAACTTTACCTTCTTCTTCGTTTTCCATACTTGATTCTTTAAATCTTAAAGTAAACCAAGGTGTAGAAGGGTTAGTCAACATACCATGTAATGATGCAGCTAATAATTCTAAGGCTTGTAAAGGTGAGGAATCAAAAATAAGTTCCATTCTTTTATCACCACGTGATCTTTGTTTGGTAATGTCAGCTTTTCTTGGTAGCATATAATCTGCTACTTCTTGCCAATGCGTTTCCCAAGTTTGTCTTTGTCCTGAAAGTCTGTCAAATCTTGATAATAATTTTTTTGTTAAATCTGTTTTTGCCATTATGCTCCTAGTAAACTTTTCTTACCTAATATTAATGTGCTGTCTGCAACATTTCTTTTTAAAATTGTCATTGATCTACCTTTAGCTTTTGTTTTTCTATTATCGTAAGCTGCTGCGTCTATTGCTTTACTTTGAGAAACTTCCGCAGTTGTTGGAGATAGTTTAATTATTTTTCCACCAACATTTTTTGCAACTCTTGGTTCGTTATTGCCTTGATTATTATTTGATAGTCCTCTTACTGAACCTCCAGGAGTAATACCAGCAGCTATACCATGGTAGTCCATTAAATTTTGTTTTTGTTTTTTGCTTTGACTGGCTAAGTAACCTAAAGTTCCACCGCCTTTAACAAAATCCCATGCTTTATGTAACATTGAACGAGTATCTCGAACTGAATAAACACCTGGTCTATTTGGATCTTCTATAAGTTCTTTTCCTTTAACGGTAGAAACTGCTGGTGTTGAATATGTGGGTGTATTAGAATAAACATCGTCATTTGATTGAGTATCACCACCAGTAGGTCCGCCACTTTCGCTTACATCCGCACCATCATGTTCATACTGATAACTTCTAATTCCAGTTTTAGTCATTTTACCTGCACCACCTTTTTTCATTAAAAGTTTAGATTCTTTAGCATTAATGTATGCTAGTTGTTCACCTTTAGGTGCGTACTTGTTTAATAAATTTTTTGCTTTTTTAATTTCGGCAGCACTATGTTTCATGCTTATTGGCTTCCTAACAAAGTTTTATCTTCGATTTCTGCTTCTGCTTTTTTAGTTAATTGTCCTGTTAAAATTGTAGATTTTCTTCCTCGTCTTTTTCTTTCCACCGCTGCTAACTCAGCCGCAATTCTTTTTTTTTCCTCTGCTGACGGCTCTGAAGAAGGAGGTTCTGGCAAAGGTTGAACTGGTGGTAGTGACGGCATTTTTGGTGAAAATATTGATCCCATAATTATATAATCCTGTATTCATTATCAGCTACACTTTGTGGAGCAGATTGTCTAGTTTTTAATTCTTGCAAACCTACACTTAAGTACCTCATTGCATCGCAAGCATGAGATGACCAATCGTGAACAGGTTTACTACGGAACATTCTATTTTTATCAATATATTTCCGATGATAATGTCTTAACGCATCTATTAACTTTTTGCAACGTTCTACATCAATCCAACATCTAGGTAAAGTCATGGTCGTTGCGTGGATGCCATCCTCTAGTGGAATTTTTGGTACAACTTTAAATCTTACTCCTAATTGATAGGCGACCTCTCTCCTAGTTTTTCCATTTCCAAATTCGGTAACTTCGATGTCGTGTGGTGCAAAATGATCTTTATAAATATAATCTTTTTCTTTTAACAGCTTAACATAGTAAGGTAATCCTTGTCCTCGTTCTTCATGGTAGTCTATAATATTAATTGCTCTACCATTCTGCTGAAAGAATATAATACTACTATGGTCAGCTACTCCTAGATCCCATGCGGTAGATACTGTAAGGCTGGGGTCGTAAGGTACTCTGGTTAATTGTTTACCATCTTCTATCTTAGTAAGCGTATCACTAAAAATCGCACCCTCGATATTTGCAATCCAATCACATTCAAATTCCTGTAGGTACTTCTTCTCACCCATTACTTCTCTTGCCTTGACCAACTCATCATCATCTACAATCTTAGTATCACTAGCTTTAGCTTTATAGTTAAACCAATCATCCGCACCTTGTGCGTGTTGGTATAGTTCGTAGAAGTTATTGTTCATTCCCTGTGGCGTACCAATAAAGACGCAGTAGCCTTTTCTGTCAGATAGTGCTGGTCTAATAATTTCTGGAAACAACTTGCTATGGACATTAGCGTACTCATCTATTACACATCCATCTAGGTAGATTCCCCGTAACCCATCAGAGTTCTCTGATCCAAGTAAAGTTATTCTTGAACCATTAGGTAAGTCTACCCTTAACTCTGTTTCATTAAATTTCGTGTAAGGTATCTTAGAAGTAAACTGCTTCATATAATCCCAAGCGATAGATTTACTTTGTTTGAATGTTGGCGAGATGTAGGCGAATCTTGGGTTTTTTTCTTTTGATGATAAAGCGGATCTTATCAGGTGGTTAATCATACAGACAGTCTTGCCGAACCTTCTATGACAAACTAATACTGACCATCTGTGTTTAGAAATTTGGTTGTGCAAAAAGGATTGGTGTTTTCTAGGTGTATAAGGGATTTTAATATCCATATCTAGTGTAGTCGTTTGCTAGTCATACCATAACCAGAGATATTATAATCAAAGTTTAATATGCTCATAGTATAATGTGCAAATGCTTCAGCGGTTTCATCGCTTTTGAAACCATATACTTTAATAGTTAAGCTATGATCTTTTTCGCTAATGTAAACAACAGAAGTTAAATCGTCTTGTACGTAATCCCACATATAATACTACATATAGTAATTAGAAAAAAAATTAAACTATAAAGGTTTTTTTACAGGGTGTGGGTTAATGTGTGTGTCTGTCTAAGGGTGTCCTCAACTCCGATGTATATATATATATATATTGTGTGGCGATCTGGCGGGGGTACCCCCTCTTATTTTCGCCATAATCCGTACACATTCCAGGCATTATTCCGATATCTATTACTTATCGGAAGTAATTTTTAATCCGATCACATACACATTTTAAAATAAATGTTGCTTGTGTTTAT